GCCGCCACCGTCCTTTACCGTGCCGGAAGAATACAAGGCACGAGGCTGGGTTGAGAAAATCAAGACACCGGATGACCTGTGGAAAACATTGGATAATGCCCAATCCTTGTTGGGGAAAAAGCCTGTTGGCTTACCAGCCGCCGATGCCCCCGATGAGGAATGGAACAAATATTATAACATCGCCCGGCCAGAGTCTGCCGACAAATACACATTCAGCGACGTGGAAGGCTTGCCAGAAGGTGCTAACCTTGACGAAGCCAAGAAACTAGCCCAACAGCTCATGTTTGATGCTGGGTTGCCCCAAAAGCAAGCCGACCAACTATGGAAGGCGTACATTAAATCAGAGACTGATGCGGCCAAGCGCAATGAGCAGACGCTGAACCAAAAGTTTGACGAGCAGCTAAAAGCGCAGTTTGGAGACAAAGCCACCGCCGCCCAAGGTATTGCCGAGGATATGATTGTCAAACACGTTCCTGAAAATGTCCGTGCAAGCCTACAAAAAGCCGCCAACAACCCAGATGCGCTTGTCGGTATCATTGCAATGGCCAACAGTCTGCACGATGAGATAAACAAAATTAGAAAAGAATATGGGGCAGAAGGGAAATTGCCAGACGGAACAAAAAGCGTTAACAATATCAGTATTGGTGACCTACACAAAGAGGCTGCTGCCTTGCGGATGTCACCAGAAGCAAGAGACCCATTCAATCCAAAATACAAAGAAACAATTAACAAGCTAAGAGAATTTGATAAAAAACTAGGACTTGCCTAACATTTAAAATGGAGAATTAAAATGGCTTTAACTTTTATTGCAGCATCTCTTGCCGCTGCCGATGTATACAGCGACCCAGTATCAGCAACCCAAGGGCTTGTTCTATCGTTAACAGGCACCTTTGTTGCAACGGTCACATTGCAACGGCTGCAAGATAACACAACACTGGCCTCACCTACTTGGGTTGACGTAATAAACGCATCTGGGGCCATAACAACATTTACTACGGTAGGAGCCTATTCGATAACTGTTCCTAACATAACGGGTGTTTATCGCTTTGGCATTAAACCATTAGGGTTTACGTCAGGAACTGTTGCCGGAGTTCTGGCCGCAAGATAACTGTTTACTTATCTGAAAATTTATACTATAAGCCGTTTTGTAGTGGACACCGCTTTGCGCCCACGAGGTTAATAACCCGCCCATATTGTTGGATACCGGGGACGATAGAAAATATTTCGTTCAACCATTCCAGCAATAATGAGGCATTCCAATGACGACTATTGATCCAGCATTAGTAACGCAATTTAGCGAGATGGTGCATGTGGCCGCGCAGCAAAAAAGCGCACGCTATCGCCCGTACATTAAACCACTTATGATGACAGGCGACCTTTTGGCCTATGATGGCCTTGGTACCGTCGAGATGCGGGAACTGCAAGGGCGTTCTCCTAAAGTAGTGTTTGATGATATTGAACACACCCGCCGTAGGCTTAACCGGAAACGCTTTACCTGCGTTCTCCCTATCGATAAATCTGATGTTCGCGGGATGCTTACTGACCCTAGGAACAATTACGCTAGTGCAGTTGCTAACGCTGCTCTTCGTCAATATGACCGAATTATCCAGCAATCTGCTTTTGCGGATATTGCTACAGGCCGAGATTTTACAACCACGCTTACATACGCCAACGACGGCGGCATCACTGTTGATGCAACCGCTGGCTTGACCTACGAAAAACTATTAGAAATCAAACAAAACTTCATTGACAACGACATTGAAGACAACGAGCGCATCGCAATCGGCATGACCGGGATTGAGCACACACGCTTGATGCGGGAGAATGAGCTTACCTCTGGTGATTTTTCCAGAAACTTTGTTGTTGAAAAAGGCCGCATTACCCAAGCTCTTGGCATGGATATTGTTGTTTTTGCTGCGAACGCAACGCTTCCAATTATCCCTGTAGCCTCAAGCCAACGGCAATTAATTGCTATGGCACAAGACGGGATTGCGCTGGGTATCTCGCAAGAAATGACGGTGAAAATCCAAGAACGTAACGATTTGCACGAAACAACCCAAGTGGTTGTTGAGTTGGAAATTGGCGCGGTTCGCACCGAGGGCAAAAAAGTCCAACGTGTAACGACTACGGCTTAACGGAGGGATGAACCATGTCTCTTAACATTTACAAAAGGCTTACAGCCCTTGAGAATAGACCTACTGTTCCTTCTGGTGCGACTCTTACTCTCAATGCCGTACAGCACGCAGGACGGTTGATCCTTCTCAATACCGCTACCGGAGGAACATATATTCTCCCGGCGGCTACTGGGACGGGCAACAATTACTGCTTTTTTTCATCTGTTAGCCAAACATCCGGGTCTATTATCATCCGTGTTGCCAACGCAACGGACGTGATGCAGGGATTGGCTGTAGTTGCAGCTACAGCTTATGGTGTGTTTCCAACAACCACAACGTCGGACACAATTACCTTTAACGCCACCACTCAAGGCGGCTTGCGCGGGTCATACGTTGAAATTGAAGACGTGGCTGCTGGCTTGTTCCGAGTTAAGGTTAACGCTGTTGGTTCTGGAACTGCGGTAACTGTCTTTAGTGCAACCGTTTAACATTATTTCATAGGAGTAACTACCATGCCCGTAGAAAATAAATACACAGATGCTAACCTTGTTGCGAACAAAAAAACCGAAGCCTACAAAGTGGGTTCTGGTTCGGAGCCGTTTATTCTTGTTGGGACTGTTAGTGTAGCAGCCGCTGACGATGACGGAAGTATCTTCCGGGTTTTCGCCTCTGTGCCTTCCAACGCTATTCCTATCAGTCTTGAAGTGGTGAACACAGCAATTACTGGAGGCACTTCTTACGGCTTTGGTTTGTACCGTTCTAACCTTGGCTCGGTGGTAAACGCTACCGTGCTGGCTTCGGCTATTGATATGTCGTCCGCCCGTACCATTGCCACATCAAACAACGTCGGGCTATCGGCATTGACGCTTGGGGAACTTCGTACGCTGGCTTCTCTTTCTGGGGCCACTAACCCTGATGATTCTTACGACATCGCTCTTACCGCCACCACGGTAGGAACCGCTGCCGGAACCATCCGCGTTAGAGGCATTTTTGTTTTTAACTAAACTTCGCGCCCGGCCAGTAGGGGGTAGCTTCCTGCTGGCCGAAAAGGGGGTTTAATGGCGGTCACATCATCAACGGACATCTGCAACATGGCCTTGGATTTACTCCAAGGCGGTTTTGTTTCGGATATTTCTTCACCGCAGACAAGCACCGAGGAAAAATGCGCTCGGTGGTATGACGTTAACCGCCGGATGTTGCTTAGAATGCACCCGTGGAATTTTGCCATAAAAAGAGCAGAATTGAGCGCAAGTTCAACCGTTCCTCTATTTGGTGCCGCCGCCGCCTTTCCCGTCACCGCTGATTTTATCAGGCTGCTGCGGGTAGTGAATGAAGACGATATGATTTACGCGGCATCAGATTATTTCTTTGAAAACAAAAGCATTATGCTGCGTTATTCCGATGCTACCGTATGCCGCATAATTTACATTTCTGATGTAGAAAATGTTTTGGCTTTTGATGATATTTTTATTCAGCTTCTTGCCGTAGAGATTGCCCTGTCTCTTGCGTACTCGATCACGCAAAACAATTCCAACATTGAGCGGCTTAGTGCTATCCGCAAAACCTTGATCAAGAACGCGACGGGCATTGACGGCCAAGAGCACCCGCCAGAAGTCAGGCGAGTTAGTGTTAACCGCAACGCACGACGTTCTCTAGGCGTGCGCGATACTACCCGGCACTATTTTAATGGTTAGCGTCAACACATCACAGCCGGATTTTTCCGCTGGGGAAATCGCGCCTAAATTCTACGGTAGGCACGATCTCCAAATAACCTACAAAGGGGCGCGGCGGGTAAGGAATTTTATTGTTGAAGCCGCTGGGGGTGTGTTCTTTAGACCTGGGTTTTACTACGCAGCCCAGACAAAAAACAATCAGCCCGCGTGGCTGTATAAATTCAGGTTTATTGACAGTGCAAGTTTTACGCTGGAGTTTACGCAAAACGCTATCCGGTTCTACCGGAACAACGGTCAGGTACGCTTTGCGGCGCAAAACATTACCGGGATTACGCAAGCAAACCCCGCCGTTGTCACCTACAGCGGCGCAGACACCTTTGCCAATGGCGACAGTGTATTGCTGGGCAATATTTCTGGAATGACCAACCTAAACGACAATGAGTATATCGTTGCTAACGTCAACGTCGGCGCAAACACGTTTGAGCTTGCAGGGGTTAACTCAACGGCATTCCCGGCCTATACGTCTGGGGGCGCTATTGAGAAGGTGATGGAGATCGTCACTACTTATGCAACCGCAGACCTTGAGGCGTTAAAGTTTGCCCAAGAAAAAAACGTGCTTTACATCACCCACCCTTCATACCCGCCAAAAAAGCTAACGTACACCAGCCCCACAAGCTGGACGTTTGCCGACCACTCACCCATACGGAAAACACGGCAAAACGCACAGGTTATTAGCGCGGTGACATTGGCTAACCCGGCTGTGTTGACCTACAC